TGCCAGCTTGCGGTAGAAGGTGATGCGGTGCCATTCGGTGAGTTCTTTCTTCTCACCGCTGTTCTTGTCTTTCCAGCTCTCGGTCGTAGCGACGGCGACGTTGGTGACGGCTTCGCCATTCGGCATGTAACGAGTTTCAGGATCGCGGCCAAGGTTGCCGACGATGATTACTTTATTTACTGATGCCATTACGCTGCCTCTTTCATGCGGAAAAGTGCTTCTTGCTTGGCTACACGCTCGGCAAAAGCTGCCAGTTGCGGAACCATCTTGTCGATGAACTCGTCATCGCGGTGTATGCGCTTCACATACAGGTGTTTGTTGACCGGCTCCAAGTCAGGCACATACATCACGAAGTCGCACCACTTGCGCCCGGTGATCCACATGCCGCCTTGCATCTGGTGCATGTAGTCAGATACATCGCCTGTATCCAGAATGTTGGTAATGATCAAGCTGTCGACCGGAGCCTTGATTTCAATCAGGCCTACATCGCCGACGAATCCGTCAGTGCTGTAGCCGAACAAATCGTCCTCGGTAAGGACGAGTCCAGATTCGTTCGCCATTTGGCCTGTGCGTGCCTCATATGCCATACGTGCAAGACGCTCCATTTCGTGGCCGCGCTCCAAAGTCCACGCCTTCACCGGTGCGCCGTATGGCTTCTGGCTGATGCGTTCGATTGCCAGGTCTGCTGCGTACTTATCTGATGCAGCGGAGAAATCGCCTGCTTTGCGCTTTCCGGATGCCCTTGTAAGCACCGATACCGCGTCTGCGAAGCAAGAGGCAGTGATTACGCCAGCACGCGCCTGGTGCCATTCTGGTGATCCCTGTTGGCATTGGATGAACTTCATTTCTTGACTCCCTTGTTGGCGCGCGCGACGAGTGCGGCGTGAAATTGCTGGATCTTGTCCTTTGTTTCCGGCGAAAGGCTGTCCCAAGCGGTTGTAAGCGCGTCGACGCCTTCATCAGCGGCAGACTCAAGATCGGCCACCAAGCCTTCAAGTTCTGGGGGAAGCGGGCCAACTTGGGCTGTAGCTGCCTTCAATGCTGTGCCGCGCGCCGTGACTGCCGCCTTGAATGCATTGGAGGCAGATACGTCCTTTGCTTCGTTGATGGCCTTGACGCCATCTTTCCAGACCAGCTCCAGAGCGGCAGCTGTGGTGGCGGCGTTGGCCTTGGCAACCCATGTGTTAGCGAGTTCCGATAGAACAGGCTCGCCGACTTCTTGGGCGCGCAGTTCTTCCGGCAAGTCTTCGATATCTTGGGTAAAGATGTCGCTTGCAGCAGTGACGTTCAGCGTCATTGCGATCATGGCGCGCTTGCACGCCATCTTCAGAACGGTATTCGACAGGTCTGCCGCTTCAGTACGGACTTGAGTTTTCTTTGTTACGTTGTTTTGATATTTTTTAAACTTCAGCCGCCGCATTGTTTCCGGCGTCAAATCGAATTCTTCCGCGCAAACAGCTTCGCGCCATTTGTACTTTTCTTCAGCCGACGAGCATTCACCCAAACCATCACCAAGCGATATCCCAGTAACTTGATGAGTGCCGTGACATGTGATGCGATAGCGCGCGGTTAGCTCATCGCTGAGGTCTTCAATGGAGTAGCTAGGCGCGATCCGGAAAGTAACGCACAAAACTTCCGCACCAGGCTTGTACAGCGTCGGCTTCGGTGTTCCCGGAATGGTGCCGTAGTGCGTATCCTTCTTCATGATTGCCTGCATCACCTGTTGAACCAGATTGACGCGTTCGCGAATCTCGGCGACGGAGAAGCGATTCACCTCGCCGGCCACAAGGCCAGCAGTTTCGCGCTGGCGCATTTCAATGACTTCGTTTGCCATAGTCTTCTCAGTATTGGATGTAGAGGTTTGTGATCTTGTCTGCGCGGATCAACGCGACCAGTTCAGAGGCTTGCTCTGTGCTGAATCCATTCGTTACCAGATCCGAAGCGATATCGGCATGCACTTCTGCCATGTGCTGCTCGTCTTCAGCTTCCTTCTTTGCTTGTGCTGCTGCTTGCTCTTGAGCCAATACTTCATCAGCAGCATCTTGCAAGCGCTTCGCCTCGGCGTCGGCAGCGGCCTTAACTTCGGCGTCAATCTTGGCTTGTGCGGCGCGCGCGGCTTCTTCTTGCTCACGGCGCGTGGCATCGATAGCATCCTGCTGCTTCTTGAGTTCCGCGCGTTGCTCAGCCAGCTTGTCTTCCTCGATCTTGCGTTGAGCAGCAGCGGCTTCATCAGCGGCAGCACGTTGCTTAGCGAGTTCTGCACGCTCGGCTTCCAGTGCGAGGCGCGAGGCTTCTGCTACGGCCTCTTGAGCTTGGCGCTGCTTTGCCAGCTCTTCGCGTTCGGCTGCAATACGCTGTGCTTCGGCGGCTCGTGCTGCGGCTTCCTGTGCCGCCAGCTTCTCAGCATTCAGGGCTGTCTCGACAGCAGATTGCAATTGCTGCAACGCCTTGGTATGTGCGGCCAATGCTTCCGGCAGAAACTCTTCGTAGCTTTCGTCCAAAACCTCAGCCAGCAAAGATTGAATGATGCGGTCAATGCCGACCGATGGCAGACCGACGGCGGTGAGCGGAGCATTTGCGATGAAAGCAATACGGGCCTTGATTGCGTCGATGCGCGCACGCTCGGCAGCGATCTTGGCTTCACGCTCTGCCTGCACCTTGGCGTCGTAGCCATCGCGCAGTTCCAGCAGGCGCTTTTCTTCCGGCTCGATGATATCGACCAGGCGGTTTTCTTCGGCGATTACCGCTTTCTGAAACGCTGTAGCATCCTCACGCGCTGCCTTTGCCGTCTTCTGGATGGCAACACGGTTGCTCTTGAGCGTCATTGCGGCGCCGTGGACTTGGTCACGGCTTGTTCCATCAGTCACGGCGACGATATCGGCATGCTTCTTGGCGAGCGCCTTGAGGCTCAGTTCCAACTCGGAGCTACCCAAAGCAACGGCAGCACGCTGAGGCAGGCTAAGTTCAGTCTTTGGCTTTTCTGCGACTTCCATCTCATTTCCTTTCAGTTTGCGTTACCGGCATCCCGGTCATATATTCAGCTTTGCTCAGCAGCTCCGGCCATTTGTCGCCGATGCGCTTTGCCATCTTTGCTTCGCTGGCTGCGGCAGCGTTCTTGCGTTCTTCGATGCCCTTCATTGCGCCTAGGCCGTATGCAACTCCAAGCGCAGCAATCCAGATCAGGGCAACGCGGCGTGCGCGGCGGAAGAGGAAGCGGGTGTAGGGCTTCATTTGGCGGCTCCAGCAACTTGAATGTCATCGGCGCAGGCGAAGTACACGAACGGCGTTGCAATGCCAGCTACGTACACCGAAAGAAGGATCAAGATGATTGCAATCGTCTTCATGGCAGCACCATCAAGGCAAAATCAAGCAGGTAGTCGACGGTCGACATCAGAACGAGAACAGCTGAAACAAGAGCGCTTTGCATTTTTCTTCTCTCCCTATAAATTGAAGTTGGCAGACCGGGCTACCTTCACCGCTACGTACTGAGTCAGCCGTGGGCTTGTCCTTTAAACGGATCGGGTACTAGCCGATCAGATCCAGTCATGCGGTTGCCAACATCTCATCCCACTCCGTCACAGAGTTTGCGATCCAGCATGCTGGTGCTCAAAGGATGAGATATTGGCCCTCCGCACTATCGCGGCGGAGGTTTACGTTTGTTATGCGCGTGGTCGCTTGTCCATATGGCCTCCATATAAAGTTGCGGCCTTTTCGGCTGAGGCCGTTTCGCCAAAATAACTGTCAACACGACTGAGGGCTTCGGCCCCATGACACCGGAATTACTTCCGGATACGATTGAGCGAGGCGGTTACAACTGAAATCCTCAGACGTGTTGCCATTCTTTCGAATGGTCACGTGCAGTTTCTGATCTGGTGTGTCGAATGACGGCCAGATGACGTATGCTGCCAAAGGTGCCGGACACTGATTCCGGCTTGCGCTTCGAACCTCTCGGTCTAGGCCAGTGTTTGGTTTGCGTATTGGCAGGTCATTCGTCAGTCTCTTCGTCATCGTCCTCAATCGAGTCCGAAATCTGATTGTTGAGACGACCGCAGTCTTGGCATTCGGTGTGAGTCAGGTTTGACCATGGGCCTTTCCAGATTACGTAGCCGCCGCAAGTTGCGCAGATCATCTCGCTCTCCATCTATCAGGTAGGGTTAGGCAAAACGCACCATGAATCGGCGCGACTGGGCTGACTGATATGTTTCACCGCCAGTACGTTGCGCAGAAGCTTCCGCTTGTTTTGCGTTAGCGAACACACGTGGCATACCGCCTTTGCAGAGATGAAGAACGCCATTGCGCAACGGCTCTTTTGTTTCTTCTTTGGCCAACTTCGCTTTGTATGCGTCGATCTGTGCATCGATGTTTCCGCGCTTAGCCAGCGGCACGTTCAGAATTCCGTGATCCATCTCCATCTCCATCTATCTAGTTGCGCGGTGCTTTGCGTTTGGTGTATTACTGGACGCGCAGCAGTTCAACTGTGTCGCCCTTGATGCTGGAGATATGCCCCCCCTTGCCCCAAGAAGCACTTGCATGAGAGGCAATAGCGCCGCGAAGATTGGACACAGGCATTCCATCGACTGGCTTGAATTCGGCGACGTCGCCAACATTCATTGCAGCCATCTTTTCGTGATAAATGGATTTGTATTTGATGCCAGTCTTCTTGTAGCTACCAACGGGCTTGGTTTCCAGATCGCCAAATTCCTGGCCATCTGGCGCGACGATTTTGTAGTGCACGCCAGCTGCGTTAAGCAGGACAACTGCGCGTTCGATTGCGATATTTTTTGTACTCATGCTCAACTCCATCTGGTTATTGGTTGCGATTTGTGTATTTCGCTTGGTGTGATTGAAGTATCGGACAACCGATAAATGAAGTCAAGCGGTATTCCGATATTTTTTAAAAAATATTTTGCATGGCATATTTTCTGCCGGTGAAATTCGCTAGATCGTTAAGAGATGAGCAATATCAATAACCGATGAAAAATTTCATGGTTTTTCGATTTTAATTGATTTAGACTGTACGTAAACACAGTACTACTTTCGTTCCCCAAAAGGCATCATGCTTTGAACCACGCAAGTAGTGGGTCTTTGCTTATTTTGATAATTCGAAGGGGAGGAAGACGGTATGCAGAAGAGACAAGAAAGCGAACTTATTACAGCTTTCAGGGGGATGTCGGCATCAGATAGGAATATGCTGCTGATGCTGGCTAAGGACAGGGCGGCACACCATCATGAATATCGTGCGCCTCTCAAGCTAGTCGCGGGTACTGGTGCTGCGCTTTCTTCCGGAAGCCTTTTCAGCATTGATGGCCGCCGTAAGAATAAATGATTTGCCGTTAGCCGATGCCTGGGAGAATAGCTCAAGAAGCCTGATGGCGTCATTGAGTTCTTGATTCTCAGGTGCCGGTATGGGAAGGACTGTAGCCACTCTGGGAGGAGCAGCCTCAACATCCTTTCCAAGCATCTCGCCTCTCCCAGTTGCAAGCCAATTGGGGTTCACAGAATAAATCTCTGCCAACTGAGCAGTGAAAGTCGAACCCTGACCTTCCATTTCCAATTCCCCAAGCGTTGACTGCGCCATTCCTGCGCGCTTTGCCGCAACTTCTTGCGTGAGTTTGGCGTGTTTTCTTGCCTGTACCAAGCGCAATCCAAACGCTGATCGACCTTTCGTATTCATGGTTTGCAGTCTACCGATAATCTTAAACGGTATTCCGCTTGACTAATATCGGGTGACCGATAATAATGTGGATCATGAACTGGACAAAACTTCTTTCCGAGATCTTCGAGGCCGGGAAAACTCAGGTTGCTGTTGCTGAGTATTGCGGCTGCGGTCAATCGACTATTAGCGAATTGGCGCGAGGTGTCACGACGTCTCCCAATTTTGAACTTGGTCAGAAGCTGGTCGCACTTCATAAGAGTACGAAGCGCCGACGCTCTGTCGCTTAATTTTGTCGTGTCATGAGTTTCCATGACTGAACTTTAGCCGCACTGCATCAATTGCGCATCAGGAATAAAAAAAGGATTTTCCCCATGACCTACAAATACGGCGACACCGACCAGCACGACTGCCTGTACAACGCGGCGCGCGCTTATCCAGGCGGTATTCCTGCACTTGCACATCGCATGGAGATGAATCCAAAGCTGCTTTATAAAAAGCTGTCGCCGATGGAGAGGGCAAATAATTCCAGCTTTGAGGATGCCGCCGTCGTCATGGAGCTGTGCAACAGTTCTGGCGTTCCTGACGCGCTCTCGGCTTTGCATGCGATGGCGTACCGCTTGGGCCTTGTTTGCATTCCAATTCCAGACGCGGACGGCGGCGACATCAGCGAGGAAGAAATCCAGCGCGTCGTGTTCCGTGCGATGTCGCAATTTGGTGCCGCAGTGTCTGCATCCACCGACGCACTGATTGACGGGCATCTATCCGAAAGCGAAATGCAGGAAATCGAGCCGAAGATTCGTGCGCTTCTGCCCACGATTCACGATTGGCTTCATCGTCTGCGCGTTCGCGCCAAGTCTGACTCTGGAAAGCTTCTCAAGCGAATCATGCGCAAGGAGCCAGCGTGATGGATACCCTCCCTCTTTGCTTCCTCCTGGCTGGCGTAATTCTATTTCTGATTGCGTGGTTCGCATGAGCGCGATGAATATCGGTACCGACGTAATTATTCATTATGCCGACAGCATCGAGGCAATGCGCTGCCTTCCTGATTCATCGGTGGATATGATCCTGGCCGATCTGCCATACGGCACAACCGAATGTGCATGGGATAGCGTCATTCCGCTGGCCCCGTTGTGGGAACAGTACTGCCGCGTTGCCAAGGAAGATGCCGCGATAGTACTGACCGCGATGCAGCCGTTTACCTCTGCGCTGGTGTCGAGCAGGCCGGAGCTTTTCCGCTATGAGTGGATCTGGGAGAAAGGGAACGCAACCGGTTTTCTGAACGCCAGAAAGCAGCCGCTGCGCGCCCATGAATCAGTACTTGTGTTCTACCGCAAGCAACCAGTCTACAACCCACAGATGACTAGCGGCCACAAGCGCCAGAAGACTAAGCGACGCGCGGTGAATTCCGAATGCTACGGCAAAGCTATGGTGAACACAGAATACGATTCAACGGATCGCTATCCACGCACCGTTCAATTCTTTTCCAGCGATAAACAGTTCGCCAGCTATCACCCAACACAAAAGCCGGTCGAGCTGATGAAATTTCTTATCAGTACTTATACATGCCCTGGTCAGACGGTACTCGACAACACAATGGGCAGCGGCACCACCGGCGTCGCCTGCATCCAGACGGGCCGCAAGTTTATCGGGATCGACTCGCACTATCCATATGTGGATATCGCCTGCAACCGAATTAAGGACGCCATCAAGGCCGGTTTCCAGCAGGAGATATTTGCATGAGCGCGCTTTTGGTCAACAGTGCCGAATCATTCCAGCATGCAATGGGCGTCATCCGTGAGGAATTCGGCGCGCATCGCTATTTGAAGATCAACCTTAAAACAGGGAAAGATCGTTCACTGGATCAGAACGCAACAATTCACTGCTGGTATGAACAGCTTGCGCGCGAGCTGCGCGAGGACGACGCGCTGGGGTGGAAGTGCTTCTGCAAACTGCATTTCGGCGTGCCTATTCTGCGCGCTGAAGATGAAGAATACCGCGCTGCCTATGACGGATCAATCAAGGGAATGACCTATGAGCGCAAGCTTGTAGCGATGAAACATTGGCCGGTCACATCGCTGATGACAACCCGGCAGCTGAGCGCTTTTGCTGAAGCCATGCAGGCACATTTTCTGCCGCTCGGTGTCCGGCTCGAGTTTCAGGAGCCGAAATGACTTCATTCCTCCGCACCCGCCGCAAGGCTATCCGTGCCCATGAACTTGCTCACTTCAAGCGCGTTGCCGCACTCCCATGCGCTGAGTGCGGTATCGAAGGCTATAGCCAGTGTGCCCACTCCAACCGCTCAATCGACGGCAAGGGCCTCGGCCTCAAGGCGCACTACCTGAACACATTCCCGCTGTGCTGCACGCGCCCAGGTGAATACGGCTGCCACGCAAAACACGACCGTCTGATCGGCGTATCGAAGGCTGAGGCCGACGAGCGCACGGTGCGCTATATCGCGGACACGCATAAGAAATTGGAGATCTCCAATGGCTGAGAGCCAAATTGAAGCCGTGTTCGCCATGCACTGCCGCGCCGAGAAGCTGGCGCCGGTGCGCGAATTCAAGTTTCACCCGACACGTAAATGGCGTTTTGACTTCGCTTTTCCTGATCGCATGATCGCGGTCGAGTGTGAGGGTGGCGTATGGACTCAAGGCCGGCATACACGCGGATCGGGCTATATCGCCGACTTGGAGAAATACAACGAAGCGCAGCGCCTTGGCTGGTCGATCTTTCGATTCCACGGTGGCGCGGTGATGAATGGCGAGGCGATCCGCTTCGTCAAGGCAGTCTTAAATACGAAGGCAGGCGAGTAATGGCACGCGCACGCAACATCAAGCCGTCTTTCTTCCAGAATGAGGAATTGGGCGAACTATCCCCAATCACTCGCCTAGCCTTCATTGGCATGTGGACGATCGCAGATTACAAGGGCTGTATCGAGTTCCGCCCGAAGCGTTTGAAGGTGCAGTTGATGCCTTACGACGATTGCGATTTCGAAAAGATCGCGAGTGATCTGGATAAATCTGGATTAATCGCGATTTATACCGTAGCAGGACAGCGCTACATCAAAATCATCAAGTTCGAGCAGCACCAGAACCCGCACAAGAACGAGCGGGAGTCCGGCAGTGATATTCCTGACTTCGACCAAGCATCCAGTATTGGCGCGGGTTCTAGCGGTATCCAGAACAATCCAGATAAAAACGGAACTGCTCCGGCTGATTCCCCCTTCCTGAAACCCTCTTCATTGAATCCTGATTCCGGATTGCAGGGGAGTGCGGCGCAAGCGCCTGCTCCGGCTGCGCCGAAGCGAACACGCAAATCCGCAACCACTCCTTTGCCTGACGGCTTTTGCATTTCGGAACAGGTCCAAGCCTGGGCTACGAACAACCGAGTGCAGAACCTGGATCGCCACTTCGCATCGTTCATCGACAAGGTGAAGGCCAAGGGCTACGTCTATGCCGACTGGGACGCTGCCTTGCGCAACGCCATTAGCGACGACTGGGCGAAGCTGGGGCAGCAGCAACAGGCGCATGGATCGTCGGCGCCCGGATCGCAACTCGGCAAGGCGGGGCAGGCAACAGCAGCAGCGGCACAACAATGGCTGGAGGGATCGAATGCATGACACGGACAAAACTCGATTTGCGACGCTGCTGACCGGCATCGCGGACTACTACGGCAAGACGCTGGCGCCGGCAGTCATTGGGCTGTACTGGCAGGGCTTGAAGCAGTACGACATCCAGGCCGTCGAGAAAGCGTTGTGGGAACACACGCAGAACCCGGACAACGGGCAGTTTATGCCGAAGATTGCTGACGTCACGCGGAACCTGCAGGGCAGGACGGTCGATCAGGCCGCGATCGCTTGGTCCAAGGTCGATTCTGCGCTGCGCCGCATCGGGACGTATCAGGACGTCGTGTTTGACGACCCAATCGTGCATCGGGTGATCGCGGATATGGGCGGCTGGATCAATTTCGGCACGATCACCGAGGACGAGTGGCAGTTCACAGGAAACCAGTTCCGCACGCGCTATCAGGGCTACCGGATGCGCGGCGAGGTTCCTGAGTACCAGCCTGTCCTGACCGGCATCGCCAACGCGCACAACGGCAAGGAAGGTTTCAGCATGCAGAAACCGATCCTGATCGGCAACGAGACAAAGGCTAAGCAGGTGCAACTCGGCGGAACGAACGCTCCGCTGATCGAGATGCGGCAAGCCTCAGATCTCGCACCGGAAGAAGCATTCAAGCGTATCGAAGCAGCATAAACCAAGCAGCACCAACCACAGGAGAAGTGAAATGAATGATCCAGCCCAAAGTAATGAAAGCGGAAATGTAAAAGGCGATTTCAGTTTTGCATTGGCGTGGCTAAAAGCCGGTGTGAAACTCGCACGTGCAGGCTGGAATGGCAAAGGCATGTTTGTCTACCACGTTCCAGCAGCATCCTACCCGGTGCAGACGGGTGCGGCCAAGTCCCACTTCGGCGAAGGCTCACTGGTGCCTTACAACGCGTATCTGGCGATCAAGAACGTGGACAACACGGTCAGCACTTGGGTACCAGGCGTCAATGATGTTCTCGCCGAGGACTGGATAGTAGTGTAACGCCGCCGCCCGGTTCGCCGGGCAGCAAGGGAGATTGAAATGCCAAAAAAGAAAGTAACCGAAGCGATGCTGGTTGAAGCCCTGAGCGACGGCGAGGACTACACCGTGCAAGGGCTGTCCAAGTCGTTCGGCTGCTCGCCCAAGACGATCCGCGATCTGTTTATCTGGCTGATCGACCGCGGCGTGGTGCTTCGTCTGAATGCTGGGCCGTCGAAAGTGTACCGGCTGAATCCTGATTACGTAGAGCCAACACCGCAAGCCGGGCCGCGCATTCAGGAGTTCAAGCCCCTCGGCATCTTGGACATTTCAACCTTCCAGCGCCAGTGCGAGGCGGCGCGGAACGAAGAGACGAGGATGGTTTAAATGAAGATCGTCAACAGAAAGACATTTTTGTCAATGCCGTCCGGCGTGCTGTTCAGTAAATACCATCCTTGCGTTTTTGAGGTTCCTCAGATCAAAGGCGACACATGGCCTGAGTGTGGCGACTTCTTGGTACAGGAAATCGTAGATGCCGTCGAAGGCGCAGGAAGCGATGAATTCTTCGATGCATGCCAATTGATGGAAGAAGGTGGTTCTGCTGCAGTAGATATGAACTGCATGGGCCGTGATGGCAGTTTTGACGCTGACCAACTTTTTGCTGTCTGGGAACAGGCTGATCTTGCCGCGCTGATCGCCCGTCTACAGAAATGTGTTGGTGCGCCATGAAACGCCTACTCCGAATCATCGGCATGCTGATCTGCATCGGCCTGTACTGGCTGGTAGGGCATCTGTGTTCATTGGCAGTCTGGATTGAGAAGAGGGAGGGGTGATGAGCAACCACAACGAAGAGAAGCTGAAAGAGGCGATCGCAGAGTTCGCGCCAACGGTGCAGTTGAGATGCCTTTACCACCGGCATTCACCAAATTGGTTTGAAGTCCAGCAGCTGTGGAAGGACAGCGCAGGCCAAGAAAGATGGGTTGCCATTCCATATATTCCGGCTGATGCAGCTGGAACTGGTTTCTCCGGCAATCTACTGGAGCCCTGCAAATGATCGCCATCCTCATGGGCGCCGCAATCTTCCTGATATGCCTTGGCGCGGCATTCGCGATCGTGTTTGATGAATTGATGGATTGGGAGGAATAAATGGACAAAGAGAACCTGAAAAACGTTGCGGCAATGACGAGCCTAAATCACATGATGCGCCGTGGTTATCTGGATATCACCGCAATTGATAAGGTAGCCGGTCTGATGAATATCCAAGTCAAAGGCACGGAAACGTATCAGATCCTGTCGGCGATGCACTGCGTCAACTTCTCCGAGATGCCCCATGAGATGCGCGATGCGATTCCGGAACTGATCAAGGAATTGTTGCAGATGGACGCGGCGTATCAGTTCCAGATGCCGCCGCGCGCCGGCAGTATCACCGTGGTGCATGTGGATCCAGAGAATAAGCCTGGTGGTTTTCTGCGCCGTATTGGCCTGGCATCTTAATCAGGAGGAAGCATGGGAAAGCCGTACAAATACGCAGAGGCAATCAAGGAATTTATAGATGGTGCTGAGGTCGAATACAGCAGCCCTTTTACGCCAGACGCTTGGGAGAAAGTAAATAGCTTGATGATTTTTGAGACTGTATCGTCCGGTAATTTTCGCGTAAAACCAAAGCGTGTTTATCCGAAATCAAGTTTGAAGATTCATGAGCTCCACACGATATATTCAAAGAAAGACCACATTAGCGGCCTTGCGGACGTCGCCAACGAAGCCGTTAAGCGCCATATCCAAGATCAGGAGAAAGCATGCTGAGGCGCGTCCCCAAAGAGGAATACCAGCGCTACGAACCAATCCGGCCTGACCCGGTGGGATATTGCCTCGAATGCTGGAAGTTCTACATGGGCGGCAAGGGCGTCGACAGCCTCAAGGCCAAGGTCATGAGCGGACTCGCCAGCAACCAAGACGGCTACGGGAACGACACGAACGAGGCCCAGCTTGCCCAGGATACGAAGGTCGGGGCGGTAACTGACGCGGCGATCGACTCGCTGAGCAAGCGCCAGAAGTGGGCGGTCTACAAGGTAATTGGCATAGGGCAAGTGTGGCAGTACAACTTCGCCGACCTGACGACTGAGTACAACGCAGCCAAGATAGAGCTGGCGAGAATCCTGCGTAGCAAAGAAGTCACAAGTTATTTGTTTTGACCACTTGCGGAAAATCATTCGGATTGATATTGTTCGCTTCGAAGGCGGGATTATTGCCTCCAAAATTTTGTAAAGCCTCGATTCTTCGCTGAGTCGGGGCTTTTTTGCGTTCTGAGTCTCCTCCTCCATCCTCCCGACGGACTTGCCCGCTGCCCACAAGGTCGCGGGCTTTTTTATTTCTGGACAATCCGCAAGGAATCCAACTATGTCTGAAAAATTATCAAATCCTATCAAAGGAGGTCGCGGCGGTAAGCGTGAAGGCGCAGGTCGGAAGAAGGACGTCCCGAACAAGCGCACCGCTGAGTTGCAGAAGGCCGTCGAGGAATCCGGCCAGACGCCGCTTGAGTATCTGCTGTCCGTGATGCGTGACGTCGCTGAGGAACCGCGCACGCGCCTTACTGCTGCCCAGGCTGCTGCGCCTTATGTGCATGCGAAGCTGGCGAGTATTGAAGTGTCCGGCAAGGGTGGCGGCCCGGTCGAGACTGTCACACGCGTTGAACTGGTTGGCATGAGTGGCAACAGCACGAATTGAGCTTCCACCGAAGCTGATCCAGATATTTGACGGGCCAGCAGACATTCGTGGTGCTTACGGCGGGCGGGGGTCGGCAAAGACGCGCAGCTTTGCAAAGATGGCTGCAGTTCGTGGATACATCTACGGCATGCAGGGAGTGACCGGCCAGATTGTTTGCGGTCGGCAGTTCATGAACTCGCTGGCGGATTCATCGCTGGAAGAGTGCAAGCGGGCAATCGAGGATGAGCCATTCCTCAAGGATTATTACGACGTCGGCGAGACGTACATCAAAAGCCGCGATGGCCGCATTTGGTTCACGTTTGTTGGCTTGGATCGCAACATCGCCAGCATCAAGTCAAAGGGCCGGATTCTTCTACTGTGGGTAGACGAGGCCGAGCCGGTCACAGACCAGGCTTGGAACATCGTCATCCCAACGCTACGGGAAGAGGGCGATGGCTGGAATGCAGAGCTTTGGGTGACTTGGAACCCGGCGCGCAAGACAGCCGCGGTTGAGATCCGGTTCAGGTATTCGAAAGACCCGCTGATCAAGATCGCCGAACTGAACTGGCGCGACAATCCAAAATTTCCGGCCAAGCTGGAGCGAGAAAGGCAGCGCGATTTGATCGAGCGACCTGACTCATATCCGCACGTCTGGGAGGGAGATTACGTCACCGCGATGACTGGCGCTTACTTTGCGGCCAGCATCAACGCGGCCAAGGCGGAGGGCCGCATCAGTCGTGTGGCTGCCGATCCGTTGATGAAGATTCGGCTGTTCGCTGACATCGGCGGCACCGGCGCCAAGGCTGACAACTTCGTCTTCTGGGCTGCGCAATTTATCGGAATGGAAGTACGCGCAATAAACCACTACGAGCAGCAGGGCCAGCCGATCGGCGCGCACTTGAACTGGTTGCGGTCGCAGGGCTACACGCCTGACCGGGCTGAAATCTGGTTGCCACACGATGGCGACACGCAAGACAAGGTTATCGATGTGTCATACCGGTCAGCATTTGAAGCCGCTGGCTACACGGTCACTGTCGTGCCGAATCAGGGTAAAGGTGCTGCGATGCTTCGCGTTGAAGCTGCGCGCCGGCTGTTCCCATCGATCTGGTTCGACCAAGAGAAGACGCAGCCAGGCATTGACGCGCTGGGCTGGTATCACGAAAAGCGCGATGAAACGCGTGATATCGGCCTCGGCCCTAACCACGATTGGGCATCACACAGTTCTGATGCGTTCGGCCTTATGTGCGTCTGTTACGAACCGCCAAGGACGTCGGCACCTCTGAAGTATCCAAAGATGAATTACGCATAACGGAGAGAGCATGGCGATCATGTATCCAATTGATGATGCGGTGAAAGCATCTGACTTAGTTTGCCAAACAGATGGTGAGCGCCGTGCCGATATCTGGCAGCAGAAGTTCCTACAGGCCGCCGCGGAGCGGGATGCGCTACAGACGAAGCAGAACAAGCTGCTATTCGAGGTAGCTGCCCTGAACGAAAGAATCGATAGCATGACGAAGAGCAGCGAGCGCATAGCCCTTGAACTGCAGAGCGAGAAGCTGCAAAACAAGCTGCTTGAGTGGGATCTCAAAGAAGCACTCTACCAACTCGAACAGCAAGAATAAGTACCAATTTTAGGCAACGCTGCGAAGCGCCCCGGAGAAAACATGGCAGGAATGACCGAAGACCAGCTTAAGGCAATAACCGACGCCGAGCTAAGGCAGGCTGTCGGCTATCAGTCCGGCAAGCTGGCAGACGCGCGTCAGAAGGCCTTGTACTACTACGAGGGTCTTGCAAAGGGCGATCTTTCGCCGCCAGACATCGAGGGGCGTTCGTCCGTGGTGTCGACCGAGGTGCGCAACGTCATCGAGTCCGTTCTACCTGAGCTGATGGCAAAGTTCGCATCAAGCGAGCGCGTCGTTGAGCTGGAGCCGACCAAGCAAAGCGACGAGCAAAGCGCAAAGGTCGCAACCGACTACCTGAATTATCTGTTCTACAAGAAGAATGACGGCCACAACGTGCTGCAAACGTGGTTCAAGGATGCGCTGATCTCGCGCGCCGGCATGTTGAAAGTATGGTGGGATACGCGCAACGAAGAGACGCGCGAGGAATATAAAGCGCTGTCCGACGTCGAGCTTGCCGAGATCATGGACGACGACGAGGTCGAAGTCACAGAGGTCAAACAGTACCCAGATGAGGAAGATGCCGAGAAGCGCCAGGATGCGCTGACTCAACTGCAAAAGCAGCTTGTGCAGGCGCAAACCGCATCGACACAGGGCAATCAGCAGGCGGCTCAAGCTGTCATGGCCTTGCAGCAGCAAATGCAGCAGATCATGCAGATGCCGCCCAAGATGGTGTACGACATCACATGCAAGCGGTCGAAGAAGGGTGGCAAGATCGCCATCGAAAACGTGCCGCCTGAAGAGTTTCTGATCAGCCGCAAAGCCAAGAACATCAAGGATGCGATGTTCGTCGGCCACCGCGTAATGCGCACCGTCTCCGAGTTGAAGTCGATGGGCTACAAGAACGTCGACCAGCTGACCTCGGACGACAACGGCCAGCAGTACAGCATGGAGCGCGTGGAACGTCTCTCGTTTGACGATGAGATGCCTTATGCCAACACGGATCAACCGGCACTGGATGAATCGCAACGCATCATCTGGGTGACTGAGTGCTATATCCGCTGCGACTACGACGGCGACGGGATTGCTGAACTGCGCAAGGTTGTACGCGCCGGCAACGAGATCCTAGAAAATGAAGTCGTGGACATGGCGCCGTTCGTCTACATCGTGCCTGTGATCATGCCGCATCGCTTCTTCGGCCTGTCGCTGGCTGACTTGGCGATGGAAGGCCAGAAGACGAATACGTCGATCTTGCGCGCTATGCTGGACAACCTGTATTTGCAGGTCAATGGCCGGTATTACGCGGTCGAAAATCAGGTCAATCTGGACGACTTGCTGACGTCGCGCCCTGGTGGTGTGGTTCGTGTCAAGTCGCCTGGTGCCGTTGGCCGACTCGATCAAGCGGCAGGAGACTCAGGCGATGCAATGGGCATGCTGCAGTACATGGAAGCCTTCACCGAGAAGTCGACCGGCTGGAATCGCATGTCGCAGGCTACGCCGAACGCTGACTCGTTGAACCAGACGGCTACTGCGGCGAATATCGTCACGAACAAGGCGGACATGCGCACCGACCTGATCGCGCGCAACTTCGCTTGCGGCGTGGTCGACTTGTTCAAGATGATGCTCAAGCTGGTCTGCCAGCATCAGGACGCCGCCGAAGAGGTCAAGCTGAGCGAGGAGTGGGTTGATATTGACCCGCGCGAGTGGCGTAATCAGTTCAGTTTCACGATCAACATCGGCCTCGGCACTGGCAGCAAAGACCAAATGGTTCAGCATCTGATGATGCAACTGAACGTGCAGAAGGAAGGTTTGCAGATCGGCATCACTTCGCCGGAAGGCATATATCAGTCGGCCAAGAAGCTGTCTGAGGCACTTGGGTTCAAGAACTGCGAGACGTACTGGACGGATCCTGCCAAAGCCCCGCCTAAGCCGCCAGCACCGAATCCAGACTTGGTGAAGATCCAGGCGCAGACTCAAGCGGACGCACAGAAATTCCAGGCGCAGACGCAGGTCGACATGCAGAAGCAGCAAATGGAAATGCAGATGCGCGAGAAAGAGCTGTCAATGCAGGCCAAGCTTCGCCAGCATGAGCTTGAGCTTGAGGCGCAGAAGCAGCAATTGCAGGCTCAGGCAGACATGCAGGAACGTCAGCACAAGGCCGAACTTGATGCTCAACTTGCATCGCAAAAGCTACAGTTTGATCAATGGAAAGCCAAGCTTGACTCTGAAACGCAAATCCTTGTTGCGCAGATTCGCGCTCAGTCGGTATTGAGCAAGCAGCAATCAGACGCAGCCGAAGCAGTTGAGGAAGAAGAAAACGGAGAAATGAATGGCGGCGCTTGAAAAACGCATTTACGACGGCAATCGAGCTAAGGAAGCACTCGAAAACGAGGCGCTTACCGCGGCATTCGAAGACATCGAACAGGAGTTGAAAGAGGCATGGAAAAATTCACCGGCAAGAGACGAGGCGGGGCGGGAAAAGATTTACCTGATGCTGCACATGCTGGGCAAAGTACAGGGTGCGCTCAAGACAAGCCTGGAGACGGGCATGCTGGCGTCGAAGGAACTCCAGCACCAGCAAAGCATGTTGGACCGCGTCAAAGGGATCTGGCAGGGCTGAGGGCATACCTCACCGGTCAGTCGTTCCTGATCCGCAAATAGTTTCAAAACCTCCAGCAAGGTCAACGCGACCGCAGTGATGCGCCGCTTTCAGGGGCTGGCTACCCTGAGAATCGATAAAGGACAATCACGTGAGTGAATCCGATTCTTCAGCACTTGACGTAAACAGTGCAGCAGCAATTTTTGCCTCTCAGATGGAGCCTGCAGAAGCGGCGCCGGAGAAAGAGGTAAAGCAACCTGAAGCCGAAGCGCCGGAAGCGCAAGCAACCGAAGCAGAGGCTGAGGAAGAGCCGGAAGATGCAGAAGGCAATCCAGAGGAAGAGCCGCAGAAGTTCACCATCAAAGTTGATGGCAAGGACGTCGAGCTTACTGAATCTGAAATTGCCGAGCATTACAAATCCGGCTTGCGTCAAAGCGACTACACCAAGAAGACGATGGAAGTCGCAGAGGCGCGTAAAGCTGCCGAAGCGGAAACGCAGAAGGCGCAGCAAGAACGTACTCAGTACGCGCAGAAGCTCCACAGCCAGGAAACGCTGTTACATGCAGTCCTGCAGGAGCAATCACAGACCAATTGGCAGGAGTTGCTTGCCAATGACCCGGTCGAGTATTTGCAACAAAAGCACCTCTATGATCAGAGACAAGCAGCGTTGCAAAGCATTCACCAGGAAAAAGCGCAACTCGTGCAGCAACACCAGGCCGAGCAAAAGCAGGCTTATGACCGATTCGTAGCGCAACAGCGAGAAGAACTCATCGCCAAGTTGCCAGAATGGGCCGACCCTGTGAAATCGAAGGCCGAACAAACCGCAGTTACCGAATTCCTGAAAGGTAACGGTTTTTCTGCGGAGGAAATCGACAGCATCGTTGATGCAAGGCACGTCGTCGTTGCGCGTAAGGCCATGCTTTACGACAAGATGATGGAAAAAGCTCAGGCCGCCGCGAAGAAGGTATCAACCCTTCCGCAGAAGGTCGAGAAGCCGGGCGTCAGCGAAACCCGAACGCTGGACAAGCGATCGTCTGCCTTCCAGAAGCTCAGTAAGAGTGGAAGCATTGACGACGCCGCAGCAGTGTTTCGTGGCCTCCTTTAATCCTTAATGCCGAGAGGCACTGGAGAAATAAATGACCGCACCAACCAATACCTACCTGACCACCGCCGCGATTGGTAACCGCGAAGACCTGACCGACACCATCTACCGTATCTCGCCGACCGCGACACCGTTCATTTCGATGGCGTCCAAGGGAAAAGCGACGAACACGCTGCACGAATGGCAAACTCAGGATCTGGCCGCTGCCGTGAAAACGAATGCCCAGGCCGAAGGTGACAACGCGTCCGCCAAGACCGTGACACCGACAGTTCGCCTGAACAACCGCACGCAAATCTCGACCAAGACTGTCGTGGTTTCCGGCACTCAACAAGCGATGAACCCAGCCGGCCGCAAGGACGAACTGGCTTATCAGCTGTCCTTGGCTGCTCTGGAGCTGCGCCGCGACATGGAATCGTCTGCGACTCAGCTGGATGTCACCGCAACCGCACCGCGTCAATCGCGTGGCCTGGTCGGCTGGGTGGTTGACAACGTCAGCAACAACGGCGGCACGCTGGCTTCGTACACCGGCAATACTGGTCGTACCAAAGGCACGGCGGTCGCGTTCACAGAATCGCGCCTGAAATCTGTCCTGCAGTTGATCTTCACTGCCGGCGGCGATCCTGACATGATCCTGTTGCCACCTGGCGCCAAGCAAACCTTTTCGTCCTTCACCGGCAACGCAACCCGCTTCGATAAGTCGGAAGATGCCAAGCTGTACGCTTCGGTCGACGTCTATGTGTCGGACTTCGGCGAGCTGAAAGCCGTGCCGTCCCGCTTCCAAGATGCAAACGACGTGTTCGTTCTGCAAGCTGACAAGTGGGCCATCTCGTACCTGCGTCCGTTCCAAACGATCGAACTGGCGAAGACCGGCGATGCCGAGCAACGCGAGTTGGTCGTGGAATGGACCGTCGAAGCACGCGCTCCGAAGGCCAACGGCGCCATCTACGACGTCGCTTAATCCTAACGGATCGACATAACAGGGGCGGCTTCGGTCGCCCCGTTTCCTTTTAGGAGAAGCAACATGCCCCAAATGAAACAAATTGGCGATGGCTCGTTCGGCATCGAAGGCTCCGCTGGCGGTGATGGCGGTTTCGTCCCTGTGACGCTGAATTACCTGGCGTCGACCGTTGATTCGACGTTCTTCGTTGCTGACCGTCAGTATGTCGTAAAGGCCATTCGTGGCCGTGTCGATGTGGCAGGTACAGGTGGCGCCTGCACTGCTCAGATTCGCAAGGTTCCGAGCGGCACGGCGATCACATCCGGCACGGTTCTGCATACCGGTACTTACAACCTCGTCGGCACCGCAAACGCGGGCCAAGCGCTGACCCTGTCGACCACGGCAAGCGACTTGCTCCTGGCTGCTGGTGACGCGATTGCGTTCGACCTGACCGGTACGGCAACCTCTGCTGTCGGCAATATTACAGTCACGCTGAACCCGGCCTAAACCAACCTCCGGCCAAGCGCCGGAGGGCCTAACGCTGAGAAACGCAGGAGAATTCATGAGCAACACATTCCAAGGCGGCATTACCGTCACGGTCACCGGCATTGCGATTGCCACTTCAGGCACATCGGCGAGCGCCACGCTGCCGAATATGCAGTCTGGTGAATTGCCTCGTTATATTCGGATTGCGGCGACTGCTCCGGCCTGCGTGCGCTTGGGTAACGGCACCGTTACTGCGGTTACCACCGATTTGCAGGTTCAGCCGGGCGATGCAGTGATTCTCGCCGTTGGCAACCTGACCAAGATCGCAGCGATTCAAGTCGCTGCGGCTGGCGTCGTCCAAGTATCACCCTTGGAAAACATGTAATGGACGCACTCGATATCGGTACCAAAATCACGCTGCACGATGGTGCGATGACGGTTGAGCGGTCGCAGGACTGCACGCCGATTGCGGAGCATACGAAGGCGCTGAGCCGTGAGGGTTTCCACGGCAGCAGCGAGATGAAGCATGCTGCAAAAATTCCCTACGTCATCATCGAGCGCTATTGCAACGACCATAACATCCTGTTTTCCGAGTTCATGCAGAACAAGGAGCACATGAAACGTGTCCTGAATGATCCGGCACTGGCGGCATTCCGCATCTGGCCGGGGCGCGTATGAGCCTGACGAACTACACTGACCTGCAGGCCTCTGTTGCCAATTTCCTGCACCGGAGCGACCTGACGGCGATCATCCCCGACCTGATCACCCTGGCTGAGATTCGTATTAATGGCGACCTCGACGCGCGCCTACAGGACGTCAAAACAACCCTGACCGTGACATCCGGCGTAGACAACGTTGCGCTGCCGACAGACATCATAAACATCCGGCACCTTTCAGTGGCCTCGGCGTCGCCGATCGTGACCATGGAATATCAGTCGCCGGACACGTTGGTGACGAAGCACCCATACGGAACTGTTGGCGTTCCGCACGCCTATTCCGTTATCGGGACGTCGGCCTACATGGCGCCGATCCCCGACGCAAACTACACGCTCAATCTGATTTATAAGGGCCGCGTGCCGAGCTTGTCTGCTGCCGGCACTACGTGGCTAATGACCAATTACCCGCATGTCTACCTCTACGGCGCACTTTGTGAGTCAGCTCCTTACCTGAAAGACGATGCGCGCATCCCAGTTTGGGAAAGCAAATACCAAGAGGCGATTGACACTGTGAATAGCCAAGACTGGTATTCCGGATCAACCATGCGGGTGAGGGCCGGCTGATGTATCAGCAGATTTCCGGCTTCGCGCCCGACCTAGATCCGACTACAGCCGGCATCATGACTGCCGTAACAAATATGGTTCCGACCATGCGCGGTTACGCTGGCGCACCGACAGCGCAAAGCGTGGGCCTGTCGGCACTGGCAACTGCAGCGTCAGCAGCAGCTGTCTGCACGAAGTTGGACAGCACCAAGCGCATCTTCGCAGGCACAGCGACGAAACTATGGGAAGCGACAAGCGGATCATGGGTAGATGTATCACGCGCAGCCGGAGGCGCATACAACGCTGCTGCGACGCGTTGGCGCTTCTCTCAGTTTGGTGACGCTTCTCTTGCGGTACAAAAAAGCGACTTGCTGCAACGTTCGACATCTGGCGCATTCGCAGATGTGGCTGGCGCGCCAAAGGCATCATGCATCACCACATCGTCCGGATTTGTGATGCTGGCCGACACGCTGGAAGGTACGTTCGGGGATTCTCCAGACCGTTGGTGGTGCAGTGGCGTGTTCGATGAGACGGCATGGACGCCATCGCTGACAACGCAGTGCACATCCGGGCGCTTGGTCGATACGCCCGGCAAGATTACCGGCCTGGCGAACCTCGGCACGAACATCATCGCCTACAAAGACCGATCAATGTACATCGGCGCCTACGTGGGCGCCCCTACAGTCTGGCAGTTCCAGTCAATCCCGGGTGAGATAGGCGCGCCGTCGCAGGAAGCGATCGTCAACATCAAGACGGCCCATGTGTTCATGGGCTATGAGGATTTTTACATGTTCGACGGTTCCCGGCCTGTTCCTATTGGCGCCGAGATCCGCAAGTGGTTCTTTCAGTCGCGCCTAGACCCAGCGTACCGGTACAACGTGATTGGCACGCATGATCGAAACAATGGCTGTGTATGGTTCTTCTATCCAACTGTCGGCTCTAACGGTGCGCTCACCGACGCCATCGTCTACAACTACCGAGTGAACAAGTGGGGCGCCACGACGCAATCTATACAGTGCGCGCTGGAATACTATTCGCCATCAATCACCTATGACGGACTGGGAACGCTGTATTCGACATGGGATTCGCTGCCAAATATCAGCTATGAATCGCCGTTTTGGACGTCGACCATTCCAGTTCTCGCGGTGATTGGCACTGACAATATTGTGCGATCGATCTCCGGCATCTGCGGTGCTTCGTCGCTGACACTATTCGACATGGGAGACGACGAGCTTTACACAACGGCGACAAAAGTCAGGCTGAGACACGCTGTGTCTCCAACAACTGCAACTATGACGCATCTGCGCACCGATGTTGAAGGTACGGCGTTTGTGGCAGACCAGACCAGCAATGAGGCGGCGGGCAAGTTTGACGTGCTGTCTTCTGCGCGCTGGCATCGTCTGAAATTTGATTTCACCGGTGACCATGAAGAACTTGGCGTGTCGGTGACATACGCAGGAAACGGGACTTTCTGATGAAGATCCAAGTCGATCCGAACCTCCCTATTGTTGGGAATGATCAGCCGCAATACATCAAAGATTTGTCGTTTAAGTTGACAAACCTGCTTCGCGCTATCGCTGCACAAGTCAATGGAATATCGGAAGGCACACAGGCATTTTTCTACACCGCACGTGTTTCCGTTCCGACCACTGGAACATGGGCAGTTGGAGATTTCGTGCTGAACAGCGCCCCAGCAGAAACCGGCACAGCTGGATCAAAGTACATCGTCCATGGATGGCGTTGCGTGGCTGGCGGGACGCCTGGAACATGGTTGCAATGCCGTTTTTTGACGGGTAACTGATGAAGCTGATTCCAATCCCATCGCATCACACAGATGCAGCATGGAAGGACGGGGCAAATTCGCTGTCTGAGTCTTGCGCCGAGGAATGCACGATAGATCAACTAAAGATGCTGATTTCACGCGGCGAGAGGCAACTTGTCAGGATGGATAGTGATGAAGGGAAAGTCGGCTGGGCAGTCTTTCGCGTTGATGCGCTCCCTAATTTCCGCGTCATGCATGTGACAAACCTCGTCGCACACAACGCGCATTTTGAGCAGTTCTTTGGATCCGTGAAGAATCTAGCCGCAGATCTCGGATGCTCTCGGGTGCGTTGCTGCGCAAAACTAGCGCAGGCGCGATTGTATGAAATGAAACTTGGCTTTGCGCCTATTTACACAACATTAGAGGTAATCCTATGAGCGATGGCGGCGGTGGTCGCGATCAAACCAGCACGACAACACAGAGTATCCCCGACGAACTTAAGCCGCTTGCAACGGCCTATACGAACAAGGCGATCAATCTAAGCAACACTGGGTACGATCAATACAATGGTCAGCGCTATGCTGATATGAATACCATCCAGAATGATGCGATTGGGAAGATTCAAAATCGTGCAGATAATGGCTCTGCGACGATGAACAATGCCGAAAACAACCTGAATGGCATGATTAGCGGCGGGGCGACCAACCCATATCTCGACAAGGCAGTCCAAAAGGCACAAGACAGCGTGACGTCGAATTTCAACACGGCGGCAGTCAACTCAGGCTCGTTCGGTAATACGGGGACACAGGCTCAGTACGCTAAGAATCTTGATGACACCGCTTCCCAGATGTACGGTGCCGCATACGATTCTGACCGTAGTCGCCAACTACAAGCAATCCAAACAGCGCCAACATTCGGCAATCAAGCTTACACCGACGCCGCGCAATTGATGGGCGCCGGCCAGACGCTACAGGATCAATCGCAACAAAATCTTGACTATGGCTACAGTCAGTATCAAGACCAGCAGAATTTGCCATACAAGCAACTCGCCGCTATGTCAGGGGTGTTTGGGTCAAATCTAGGTGCTAGCTCGACAACGCAAAGCACCGGCGGCGGAGGAAAGTAACCATGAGTTTTTTAGGCGATGTAGGCAGCTTTGAATCATTTAACCTTGGCGAGATGCTCAACAAGCTCGGGAAAGATCCTGAGCGCGCGTTTATCGGCGCCGGCGACCCATTCAGTTCAAGTGTATGGGGGTCAATCCTCGGCAAGGACTACGAGCCGATCGTGGATCAATACGGCGGCGCTTCCTCCGACACCTACGACAAAGCGAAGGCAGCCGGCATCAACACGGGCCCAGGTGCAACCATGCACGGCATTGCTCGCGCCATCACATCAGCGTTTGCTGGTGGTGCTGGCGCTGGTGCTTTAGGTGGGGGCGCAAGTGCTGCGGGCGGCGCTGCTGGCGGAGTATCGGGTGGCACAGGGCTGACAACTGCAGGCGCTGGCGCAGCCGAAGGAATGGGCGGAGGCACAGGCTTGCTATCAAGCTCCGCAGGTGAAGGGCTGCAGGCTGGTGCAGGAGCCGGATCATCGCTCTATCCGGGCATGGCCGCAGCAGCACCTGCAAGCTCTCCATTCAGCACGGCGATGGGGTACGCGAAGCAGGGCAGTAACGCGATGCAGGCCGCATCTATGGCAAAAGGCCTGCTTAGCTCACAACCGTCTCATGTGCAACCGTCGCCGATTTATCAAGGTCAGAACGGATCAACTGCACTGCAGCAGCTTGCCGCGCAGAACCAGCAAACGACTGACCAAGAACTTGCTCAGGCCGCGCAGCAACGTATGGCGCGCCGTCAAATGTACCGTGGAGGCATGTAATGGGCTTGCTTGATGATTTCTCCGAGTTTGCGAAGACCCCGGAAGGGCAGGGCTTGCTGTCTGCCGCATTCGGCGGTTTAGCTGGCGCCCGACGCAATGCCGGGCCGCTCAATACGATCGGTATGGCTGGCTTGTCAGGCCTGAATGGCTACAGCAGCGCACAAGACCAGCAGCAACGCCTCAAGAGCGCATCCCTTGCCAACACCATGACGCAGATGCAGGTCGACCAGATGAAACGGCAGCAGGATCAGCAAAACTACATCGATCAGGCTGCGCAAAATGCTTACAAACCGGCGATGACTGCAGATCAGAACGCCATGGCGCAAGTAGCGAAGGCTGGCGGCCCTGTTGGGCCTACGGTTCAGGCTGCGAGCATGGCGCCAACTACCGCTGCAACGCCGGGCGGCATGGACTCGCAGGCGCTCATCAGCGCGATTGCTGCGAAGTACCCTATGGTCGCACTCGATATGCAACAGAAGGCCAAGCAAGCCGGCCGCGTGACATTGAAGAAAGACGATATCGTCTATGACGAGGCTACTGGGAAGCCAATCTATAGCAATCCTGTTCCAGACCTGCAGTATGTGCCAGGCACCGGTTATAAGCCTGATCTGATTTTCGACAAAGCCAGTGGGAAAATCGTATCGCCAGGAGCCACCGGTAACGGATCGCCATCGATGCAGCCAAATCCTACAGGCCAACCTGATATGTCAGGCGGTGGGCCGCCGCCTAATTCTCCAAATGCACCGCGCGCGCCATGGGCCGGCATGCCGCCAGAGCAAGCCGACCAGATGCGCAAGTCAACGTATGAGGCAGAGGACAAGAAGCTGCAAGATCTGCGTGATTCGGTAGCCAAAGGCCGTAAGACGCTTTCCGCTTTGGAGCGCTTCGGTACGCTGAATCAGCAAAGCGCTACCGGTACTATCGCAGACAAGATGCTTCCTGACAGCATGACATTTGATCCCGGTAAGCAAGAGATGGTATCGATCCAGAGTGCGCTTGCGCCGACTATGCGAGCTACTGGAAGTGGATCTTCGTCGGATACCGATGTGCGCCTGATGAAGTCCGGGCTGCCCAGCATTGACAAGACTGGCGACGTCAATATGGCGATCCGCAACAACTACAAAAATCAGCTCAATTCAGACGCTCAGGAACTGGCATTCAAGGAAAAATATCTGTCGCAATATGGGCATCTTAATGGCGCTGATCAGGCATATCAACAAGCTTTGCAGGGCGGCCAGGGAGCCCCAACTCAGCAACAATCCGCTCCTGTGCAGGTTACTCCAACGGCCAAGATGCTTAATGCTCAGCAACGTGCTGCACTTGATCTCATCATCAAAGATGGCAACCCCCAGTTGCTGGACAGCGCACGCAAGAAAGGCTGGATCAAATGAACTATGGCGATCTGGAGGCTCAATACAGCCTGCCAAACGGCATTCTCAGCTCTATCCGCAGCACGGAGTCGGCGAACGGGAAGAATTTGCTCTCTGATGCCGGCGCATTGGGTGATTTTCAGTTTATGCCGTCGACTGCTAAGGCATACGGCATCAATCCGCTCGATCCGGCTCAGGCGGCTGATGGTGCGGCGCGGATGCTCGCGGACCTTGGCCGCCAATACAAGGGCAACTGGCCGGCAGTCGTGGCGCACTACAACGGCGGCAGTGCAGCAGGTAAAGCGGTGATGAATGGTCAGGCACCGCCAGCCGCTGAAACGCAAGCCTATATCCCAAAGGTGATGGCTGGCGTGAGTAAATCTGCACCAATGAGCGTGCAGGATGCCGCAAATGTTCTCGGCATTGCGCCAAAGGCTCAACAAGCTGCTGCGCCAAATCAGCAATCCGTACAGGATGCAGCGAAATTACTTGGATTGGATGCCTCAGCGCCGGTGCAGCCTGAAAAGGGATTTGGCGCGCAATTGAGCGATACTTTGGCAGACGTCCCGCGCCAAGTAGGTTTGACTGCGCGCTACGGCTTACAAGGCGTCGGCGGCATTCTTGATGCAGCATCATCGCCGATTCGTGCCGGACTGAATGCGCTTGGCATGAATATTCAGGGTGGTAGCGGGCAAGTTTTAGCTGATACGATCGGACTTCCAAAGCCAAAGAATGACCTTGAAAAAGTTGTCGGCAGCGCGAGTGAGCTTGTGGCCGGGGGAGCCGTTCCAGTAGCACTGGCTGCTAAAGCTGTTCCCTTGACCACTGGCGCAACACAAGGCGTCATGCGTATGCTGGCCGCAAATCCGGGCGCTCAGGCTGCATCGAACGCTGCCGCAGGCGCTGCAGGCGAATACACGAAGCAAACTGGAGGCGGTGAAGGTGCGCAAATGGCGGCATCTTTGGCTGCTGGATTGCTGGCTCCCGCTGCATTGGCCGGCGGCCAGAAAGCCGTAAGCGCATTGAAGAATGCAGTGACCCCCGCGCGTAGTAACCAGGCTATTGATGTGACGATCCAGAATCTCATCGACAACGGAGATTATGGAATTCAATACGCTGATATCGGGAACCGCGTTAAACAGCAATTGCGCAATGATATTGGCTCCGCCATGAACAACGGAACTCTTGATAGTGATGCGGCACGCCGATTGATAGACTATCGTCTTGTCGGCGCGACTCCTACACGCGGTTCATTGACGCTTAACCCCGTACAAATCACGCAAGAAAAAAACTTGGCAAAAATAGGAGCAAATTCCACTGACGCAACTTTGCAAGGTCTTGCTGGTGTGCAAAATGAAAATAATGCGACCTTCATTAACCGTCTGAATGATCTTGGCGCCAATACTCCGCAGACGCAATATGATGCTGGCGGCAGAATCTTGGCGGCACTCGACAACACTGACCAAGCTGCGCGTAGTGCTATCTCAGATGCGTACAGCCGTGCGCGTGACTCTGCTGGGCGTAGTGCCAATCTTGATCCTTCCGCGTTCACGCAACGCGCTGGTAATCTTTTGAACCAGGCAAATGCAGAAAGCTTCCTCCCTACCGATATTCGCAACACACTGAACCGCATTGCGCAAGGACAAATGCCCTTGAACGTAGAAATTGCGGAGCAGCTGAAAACGAACATTGGTCGCATTCAACGGGCAAGTGCAGATGGTAATGTTCGCCATTCTCTTGGCTTGGTTCGTCAGGCGTTAGACGAGACGCCTCTGATGAGCCAACGTGCGCCACAGCCTGTGCCGAATCAAGCAGCAGGGACAGGTATAATGACGCGTAGGCCAGGCGAATTAAACGCTCTGGCAGTGCCAGCGCAAAGCATCGGACAAGATGCAATTGATGCATTCAATCAGGCGCGAAACCTAAATCGCACATACATGCAGCAGGTAGAAGGCACTCCTGCGTTGCAGGCATTGCGTGATGGGGTGCAGCCAGATAAGTTCGTGCAGAACTTCATAATCGGTCAAGGTGGGCGTGCGAATGTAGCAGATTTGCAGGCTTTGCGCGCCGCCGTACAGCAAGACCCTGGCGCATTGCAAACAATCCGTGGGCAGATCGCGAAATACTTGAAAGAGCAGTCAATCAGCGGTAAGGCTGACGAGGTCGGCAAAGTCAGCTCGTCTTCACTGAATAAGGCCATTGCTAATATCGGCGATCAAAAACTGGGGATGTTCTTTTCGCCGGAGGAAGTGGCGCAACTGAAATCGCTTGGCAGAGTGTCGAGCTATGAGCAGTTTCAGCCCGTTGGAAGTGCTGTGAACAACTCAAATTCAGGCGCGCTAGCTTTGAGCGGTGCGCTGGATTTTATTGCAAACAACAAGATTCTTTCTCGGATTCCTGGGGCAGATACATTCATTCGCCAGCCGATCAGAAATTTCACCACGCAAGTTGGCATCAACCAAGCTTTGAATGTTCCGAGTGGACTTCTGTCTGCGCCGCCAGTGCGCCAGCGAGCAATTCCAGCAGGCTTATTGACGGCTCCATTACTGTTGCCAGCTAACGCGAATTCCACCAAGCAAGAATGATAGACGCAAGGATCGCACCGGCTTTGGTCGGTTCGATGTATTCCCAAAAATTGAAGTGATCCAATCAAACCTCTTAACGCTGTGAAGCAATGGAGAAAATATGGCAGTACCATCAGTAATTACCGACCTCAATGTTGTGGCGGCAAGCAATTCGCCTGCCGGCACAGATCCGATCGGATCATCCCTCGATGACTACCTGCGTGCAACTCAGTCTATTGTACGGCGCGAGCAAGCGCAAGGCGCATCAATGGCATCAGCGGCCACTGTGTCAATCGCCGGGAATACGGACGGCAACTATATCCATATCACCGGCACCACGACCATTACGTCGCTTGGCTCATCGTCTGCTGGCATTTCCCGCACGTTGGTCTTTGACGGCGCTTTAACCCTCACCCACAACGCCACTTCGCTGATTCTGCCAGGCGGCATAAACATCACAACAGTCGCCGGCGACATCGCTGAATTCGTCTGCGAAGGAACAAGCAATTGGCGTTGTGTGAAATATATCGCAGCAAAAGATCCAGCGAGAGGGCTTGCGTTTTCAGCTTACCAAAGCTCTACGCAGGCCGTTTCATCCATCACTTTCACCAAAATGCAGTTTCAAACAGAGGATTTTGATACTGCTGCTGCATTCGACAATGCTACGAACTATCGGTTTACGCCGCTTGTGGCTGGCTACTATCAGATCAGTGCAGGTGCGGGATTTGTCGGGTCTCCCGCAACGCAAGTAATTGCATCCATTTTCAAAAATGGTACGCGATTTAAGGATGGGTCGATTGGTAACTCTTCTTCGATCAATTCGTCAGTTTCATCGCTTGTATATCTCAACGGAACAACCGACTACGTTGAGATTTTTACATATCTTGGCACGGGGCAAAATTCAACAGCACAGCAATATCAAACCTATTTCAACGGCGCACTTATAAGGACGGCATAATCATGGGACTTTACGAAAAAATTATCACCATCTATCCGGAACTCGCAGATCATCCGGAATATTTTTACAACGGCACTATCCAGCTTCAAGATAATTCCGATGGAAATGGCCCATTCATCGCCATTTGGAACTACGAAAAGCCTCAGCCTACTCCTGAAGAGTTGGCCGCAATCACATAAAAACTGATCTCAACAAGCCATCTTCGGGTGGCTTTTTTATTGGGGGCGATAGTGCTGACACAGGAACAAAACAATGGCTTTGAACGGAAAGTGCTGGATTTGCTGCGAAAGCTCAATGAAGACCAGGGGGCGCGTCACTCGCAGAACACAGGCCACCTTGAGAGGCTGGAAGAGATGATCAAGGAGGGCTTCCCTGATGGAGATGCCGAGGCTCACAGGAAATACCATGAGGCGCTTATACGGAAGGCAGAGGAGCGAACGCGGTTCTACGCTGAGCTGCGTATCAAGCTGGCCGATAGAGGCATCTGGGCGGTGATTGTGGTGCTTGCAACAGCGGCGTATTGGTATCTTAAGGAAGGGCCAAAGCCATGAATATCGATCAACTCCGCAAGATAATGCCTACTGCCGGCGCGCGCGCCTTCGTGATGCTCGACTACCTCAACAAGACGATGGATGAGTTTGAAATCAATACTCCCGCCCGTCAAGCAGCGTTTCTGGCACAGGTAGGGCATGAGTCAGGGCAGCTTCGGTACGTGCGCGAACTTGCCAGCGGCGCAGCTTATGAAGGGCGCCAGGATCTCGGAAACAAGCAGCCTGGTGACGGCGTGAAATACAAAGGTCGCGGCCTGATCCAAATCACCGGGCGCGCGAACTATATGGCACTGATGATGGCGCTGGATATCAATTGCGTTGAGAACCCGGAAGTGGTTGAGGAGCCGGAGAACGCGGCCCGATCAGCAGGCTGGTTCTGGTCAACGCACAAGCTCAACGATTTGGCCGACAAGGGAGACTTCATCGGCATCACAAAAC